ATAACTAATATCTCACCAGAAGAGACGCCGTACATTTCTAATATTGGCCGCGAGAACATCACCAACACTCTTTTTGAGTGGCAAGTCGATTCACTCTCCGCAGCCGCCGCCAATGCTCAACTGGAAGGCGATGATGTCTCATCGTTTGATTCAGTGACCGCGACTGTGCGTTTGCAAAACTACGCGCAAATCGCTCGCAAGACCATCATCTTGTCAAATACTGAAGAAGTAGTAAATAAGGCAGGCAGGCGCTCAGAATTAGCATACCAAATAGCTAAGAGGGGTGCTGAGTTGAAGCGTGACCAAGAATTCACCATGTTGAATAGTGCAGTGGCCGCTGCTGGTAACACCACCACAGCTCGCACAACTGCCAGCTTGCAGGCGTTCATCAAGACCAACACCGACAAGCAAACCAACGGCGTTGACCCTAGCTACACCACTCTGCCCAACAGTGCTCGCACTGACGGCAATGTGCGTACTTTCACTGAAACCATTTTGAAGAATGTGATTCAGAAAGTATGGACTGCTGGCGGCACTCCAAAGATTCTGATGTGCGGTCCTGTCAACAAGCAGCGCGTGTCTGGTTTCTCTGGTATCGCATCCAGCCGTTTCAACATTGATGGCGGTGCAAAGCCAGCGACATTGATCGGCGCGGTGGACATTTATGTGTCCGACTTTGGCAATGTGCAAGTCATTGCCAACCGCTTCCAGCGCGAGCGCGATGCGTGGGTGCTCGATCCTGAGTACGCAAAAATGGCTGTTCTGCGTCCATATCAGCAAGTCGAGTTGGCGAAGACCGGTGACGCTGAGAAGCGTATGCTGCTCATCGAATTTGCGCACAAGGTGTTGGCAGAGGATGCCCACGGCTTGGCAGCAGACTTGATCACTTCTTAATCAACTGAGAGGAATAGGGGAGAGGAAACTCTCCCCTACTTACATGGAAAAACGATTTTTTGATGCAAGCCCCGACAAGGGGATCACTCGCACTTGGCACTACAACGATGAGACTGATGAGGCAACGATTCAGACGACTCAGGATTTGACTGCTGTCATTGAGGCCAATAAGCGCGACTTTGCCGCCATAGACAACAAAGCAAACTGGAAGGGTGAATGGCATCATGTTGCCAGCATTCCTGAGACGGTTTACTTTCAATTAAAGGCTGAAGGCAAGATAGATGATCCGGTTTACATGAAGAAATGGTTAAACGATCCTGACAACAGGTTCTTCAGAGTGAGGCCAGGTCAGCTATGAACTACATCGCAGTCTGCACGCCAGCGCGTGACATGGTTCACACCAACTACACCTATTGCATGGTCAATATGGTGGCGTATCACACGCTCAACACCACTGACGCTGTGAGCCTCAAGATACTGCAAGGCACGCTAATTCAAAACCAGCGTGCTGATTTGTGTTTGGACGCAATGCGTGAAGGTTGCAGCCATATCCTATTCATTGACTCCGACATGACTTTTCCGCAGGACATGATTGGCCGATTGCTGGCGCATGATGTGGACATCGTGGCTACAAACTGCGCCAGACGCAGAATGCCCACAGGTCCAACAGCGCAGAATTACGATGAGAACGGCAAGCGCCAGCCGGTCTACACCATGCCTGAGTCCACTGGTTTGGAAGAAATCGGCTCAGTTGGCACTGGCGTGATGCTAATCAAGCGCGAAGTGTTTCAGGGAATGACTGAGCCGTGGTTCGATATGCCTTGGCAGCATGAGACTCGCGGCTACATGGGCGAGGATGTGTTCTTTTGCAAGAAGGCGCAGGAGCTGGGCTACAAGGTGTATATTGACCATGATGTCTCGAAAGAGATCGGACACATTGGCACATTTGAATTCCGACATGAACACACTTGGGTGATGAAAGAACAGCTCGAAAAAGAGGCAGTCTAAATGGCATTGACCACCTACACAGAATTGAAGACATCGCTGGCCGATTGGCTTAATCGGTCCGATCTGACTTCAGTTATTCCTGACTTCATCAGTCTGGCCGAGGCACAGATTGAGAGACAACTACGCACACGACAGATGATTGTGCGTGCCACTGCATCCTTTGCGGCGGCTGCTGAGTACGGCACAGTGCCTGATGATTTCTTGGAGTCCAAGGCCATCAAGCTCAACACCAATCCAGTGACCAATCTGACATTTCAGACGATTGATGCCATGGATTCATTGTCGAACACCACTTACTTGTCCAGCGGAAAGCCACTGTATTTCAGCGTGGTGGGCAACCAATTCAGACTTTTGCCGATACCTGATGGCGCATACACAGCAGAGCTGGTCTATTACGCAAAGTTGACAAAGTTGTCATCGACTGTTGCTACAAACTGGCTGCTGACACAAGCGCCTGATGTTTATTTGTACGGCGCACTTTTACAGGCTGCGCCATACTTGCAAGACGATGCGAGAATCACTGTGTGGTCATCGTTATATGCGGCTGGTTTGGAGCAGTTGCAGATTGCTGATGATCGTGGCTCAACCTCTGGCGGCGCAATCTTGGCGCGTGCAAGGACATTCGGATGATGATCACCACCACCAAAGGCAACATGGATGAGTCCTTGTTGCAAAAGTCTGTTGGTTCGATTGAGAACGACAAAGAGATCATCAGTTGGGTTGAATATCGTTTGGATGACGAGCTGGTACACAGATCAGTCCATGTTGTGTTGAAACAAAGTGTCGCAGCCGATGGCGTTGCGGCAGCAATTGGATAAGGAATAAGACCGTGGCCAATACTCAATCCATGTGTACAAGTTTTAAAGGTGATTTGCTGACCGGCATTCACAATTTCGGCACAGGTGTTGTGCGTGCATCAACTGCCGCTGACACTTTCAAGGCGGCTTTGTACTTGGACAGTGCCACCATCAATGCCTCTACAACCGCATATACGACCACTGGCGAGGTTTCGGGTTCAGGCTATACCGCAGGTGGTGTCACCGTCACATTTGGCACTGCACCGAGCACCAGCGGCACGACTGCCTTTGTCACGCCAAGTGCCAGCATCACATATGCCGCAGTTACTTTGTCAACCGCATTTGATTGCGTGTTGATCTATAACTCAAGTCAGTCCGACAAGGCGGTGAGCGTGCATACCTTTGGCAGTCAGACCGTGACGGCAGGAACATTCACACTGACCATGCCTGTCAATGACGCAAGCACCGGCCTGATCCGGTTGGCTTAACCGAGGAGCAGCGGCATGGCTGCTTATGGAACAGGCTACTATGGACTTGGTGTCTATGGCATAGGCAATGTTGTCATCAGTGGCAATCAGGCGAATCTTGCCATTGGCACGCTGCTGGCCAGCCGATCAATTCAAGAAGATGGCACGATTGCCACTGGCAATGTAGGCACAGTCGGCATCAACAGGACTGTGGCCATCACTGGCAATTCAGCCACTGGCGCTGTCAACTCGCTATTTGTTTCACCGATCATCACAGGCAATGCAGCCACTGGTGCTGTTGGAACGGTGATCGGTGCGGTTCTCACACTTCAAGACATCACAGGCGTTGAGGGTACAGGCGAAGTTGGCACAATCGGTTTCAGTATGTCTGTCGTGGTGTCGATCAGTGGCGTTGACGCGGCTGGATCGGTTGGCACAATGACTGGATATGGATGGGGTGTTGTGCCTGATTCCTCGGAATCTTGGACACCAGTTTCAGACACCTCAGAAAACTGGTCTGATTTAGCAGACAATTCAATCACTTGGCAAGAAGCCGCGTAAGGGGTACAGATGGCAGATACAACCACCACAAATCTATTGCTGACAAAGCCAGAAGTTGGCGCGTCAACAGACACTTGGGGCACAAAGATCAACACCGATTTGGATAGTGTTGATGCCGTTTTCGCTGCCGCAGGCACTGGCACATCAGTTGGCTTGAACATTGGCGCAGGCAAGACATTGGCGGTGGCAGGCACAGCATCTGTCTCTGGCACATTCACTGTCTCGGCAACCGATGCCATCAAGATTGCGTCAGGCACTACGGCACAGCGGCCAGGTTCACCAGCAGCCGGTCAACTCCGATACAACACCAGCCTGAACAAGTTTGAAGGCTACAACGGCACTGTGTGGTCTTCAGTGGGTGGTGGTGCAACTGGTGGCGGTGCTGATACCGTGTTCTATGAGAACACGCTCACCGTGACCACTAACTACACACTCAGCTCTTCCAACAATGCACACAGTGTTGGCCCGATAACCATTAACAGCGGCATCACCGTCACCATTCCAAGTGGTGCAAGGTGGGTTGTGCTTTGACCTAAAGGAAAAATATGTCCTCAGTAATTATTTCGGGAGACACCAGCGGGGCTATCACAGTATCAGCGCCTGCTGTTGCTGGTACAAACACGCTGACGCTTCAAGCCGCCACTGCGACAAGTGCTGTCAATAAATTGGAAACAGCGGTTGCGTCTACATCAGGCACAGCGATTGATTTCACAGCGTTGCCGAGTTGGATTAAGCGCATTACTGTGATGTTTCAAGGCGTAAGTACAAATGGAAGCTCAAATCTTCAATGTCAAATTGGTGCTGGAAGCGTGACAAGTTCTGGTTATTTGAGTAGTTCTGCATATATTTCTGGCGGCGGGGCGGCTGCTTTTACGGCAGGATTTGGAATAACAAATGGAAATGGTTCTGGGACAATTTTGCATGGTTCTTTTACCATAACATCTTTAGGATCAAATTCTTGGGCGGCTTCAGGAACTGTGGCATCTTCAAATGCCGCAAATGTTTGGTCAATGGCTGGAAGCATTACTCTTGGTGGAACTCTTGACCGAGTACGCATCACAACAGTCAACGGCATAGACACATTCGATGCTGGCTCTGTCAACATTCTGTACGAAGGATAACCATGTCAATACTTGTTTTAACTTCTGACACGCTGATTGGTACAGCAGCCGCTGGCAACATTGAATACAACGGTCAATTCTTTGGGACTGACAGCAATGCGTCTAGGGCGCAGTTGCAGAGGATTGTGCAGGCTACTGCTCAAGCAACCACAAGCGGCACAAGCAAAGATTTCACAGGCATCCCTGCGTGGGTGAAGCGGATCACTGTGATGTTTAATGGTGTGAGTACAAATGGAACGAGTAATTGGCTTGTTCAGTTAGGCGATTCTGGCGGCATTGAAACTACAGGGTATTCTGCAAGAGCAATAACGCTTACAAACAATAGCAGCGCAACATCAACGGCAGGTTTAATTTCAACGGTTATTGTTGCAGCAGCTAACGCTACAAGCGGTTCGATCATAATTTCTTTGTTGGACTCGACTACTAATACATGGGTATCTCAAGGAAACTTGTTAGACCCAACAAACTATTTACATACCGCTAGTGGTGTCAAAGCTCTTTCGGCTACTTTAGACCGCGTCCGCATCACCACCGTAAATGGAACGGATACTTTCGATGCGGGTAGCGTAAATATCATATATGAGGGTTAAATCATGAGCACAGTAATCGATGGTTCAGCAAGCGTCACGATCAACAATGGTGCGGTACTGGGGATTACCTCTGGCACTGCTGTTGCCAGCACATCAGGTGTAAGCGTTGACTTCACAGGCATCCCATCATGGGTGAAGCGCATTACTGTGATGTTTGCTGGCGTATCTTTAAGTGGAACGGCTGGACTTGCCTTACAAATTGGTAGCGGAAGTATTGAAACTTCAGGTTATGCTGGTAGTACAGGAACAGGAAATCCACAAACTGGTGCAGGCGCATGGCCAACTAATCGTATGACCTTGCAAGTCAATGCAGTTGCCGCACAAACAAATCATGGATTGGTTACGCTGGTAACAGTTGGCTCAAATATTTGGGTTGAATCAGGAACTGTTGGTGGTAGCGCAACTGATAGATCAGGAAATATTTCAACTTATACAAAAACAACTTCTGGAACTCTTGACCAAATTCGTATTACTACCACCAATGGCACTGACACCTTTGATGCCGGAACAATCAACATCATGTATGAAGGATAAAAAATGACACACAGAATCGTAGTAAATGTAGAGACAGGCGTGACCACACAAGTTGAGTACACACCTGAAGAGCAAGCAATCCATGATGCGGCAGTAGCGGCACAGCAAGCAGCGGCTGCCGAAGCGCAAGCACTTGCAGATGCTGAAGCAGCATCAGCAACGCCATCTGAGACAGCGCCTACTGAGGCTCAGTGATGGACAGCGTTGAAAAGGAATTCGCTGTGCATGAGGCTGTCTGCGCTGAGAGGTACGCCGCAATAGAGAAAGCATTTGTCGAGGGCGACAAGCGCATGACGCGCATTGAGTATCTGCTCTACATTGTGATTGGTGCGGTTCTATTAGGGCCAGGCTTTGTTGGCACGATGGTCAACAAACTCATAGGCGGGTGAAATTGATCCCATCTCTTTATTGTTCGCAGCAAACGCTTGTGTCGCCGCAATCAAAGAAGGTTGCGAGCTTTACAAGCAAGCAAAAACCTCTTTCATGGAGGTTAAGGCTACTGTCGATGAAGCTGTTGGAATCGGAAAAGAAATTTATGGTTTCTGGGGGACGCTGGCAAAACTCTTTGGCGGTGCGCCAACTCCTGTCGCGCCCAAGCCTGTGGCGCAAAAGAAAAAAGAAAAATACAAAGCCTACGATGAGACACAAGCCACCGCAGACATTGT